TGGGCGATCTTTTCCATCCACATGTGTCGGCAAACGAGATACTCGCAATCTTCGACGCAATCTGCTCGCCGGATTGCGATCAGCACAAATTCTTGCTGCTAACGAAACGCCCCGGCTTCGCACTCGCTTGGTGGCGGTGGTTTCAGAACGCGAGTCCCAGCGATGGAAACTTCCGCGTGATGACTTCAACGGGGTATTGGCCTCGCAATATCTGGCTCGGCACCTCCGTCGAAAACCAGCGGGCAGCCGACGAACGCACACACTGGCTACTGAAGTGTCCGGCGGCCGTGCGGTATCTCTCGATGGAACCGTTGCTGGGGCCGGTCGATGTTCCGCTAACTGGCATCAATTGGGTAATCGTCGGCGGTGAATCCGGCCCCGGCGCACGTCACATGGACCCAGACTGGGCGCGCTCGATCCGCGACCAGTGCAAAGCGGCTGGCGTGCCGTTCTTTTTCAAGCAGATGGCCCGACGCGAACCGATTCCAGATGACCTTTTGATTAGGGAATTTCCACGATGACCCGCGAGGCGTGCGAAGAGGCGGCAGCGGAAGTCGAGCGTCTGCGAGAGCTAATGATCGCGTTGGTATCGGCCCCGTTCGACTCCGATCAATGGAACGCGGCGATGGACGCGATCGGCGAAGAGGTTGTTAACGAGGTCGAGGCCCGCGAAGCAGCCGAGAAAGCGAGGCCATCATGCTCATCCTGCAAGACCGCATGACGCACGTGCTGCATTTCGAGTTCGGCCGGCACCAGGTAGCCGCGATCTGGCACGATTGGGCCGATGCCCACGCGGCGATTCGCAGGGCTATCGACATCATCAAACAGATTGCGGCGGAACGATCCGAGGAAATCCAGAATCAGGAGTGCGAAGGAAAATGAGCGGCGGACAAGATGACATTGATTTTGGCGTACCAACCTGTCCATCCTGTGGCGTACCGTGGCGTGACCATCTGGGCCCGGCGGGAATGTGTGCGGAGGTTCGGCGGTTAAAGAAGATTGCCGAGGAAGCGTTGCAAACCAAGATCGACCAACGCATTGCAGTTCAGAAGCTGCTGGCTGGCTTTGCTTTTACATGGCAGCACGAGGACGAACTGCGGCTCGAAGGCGCGGCGGCGATACAGAGGATTCTGGAAGGAGGCGAAGATGCCAGCTAACCACACGCCCGACGTGGGCTGCTACGTCCCGAGCCCAGAGGAGATTGCGTCCGAGGCTGCGATGATTCGCCAGCGGAATCTGGCGGCAAAACGGAAGAAGAAAACCAGCATCGCAGAACATCAGCCGCGCGTGGTACGAATGCACGAACACGGCAGGGTGATACGGAAGGGATGTTATGCAAACTAAAAACAAGCGTAAGTGCCCGCACGTTAAGCCAGTCGGTGTGGTAAACATGCAGGTGTGCAAGCTTGGTTCGTGGGAGGGGCGTGGACCATACGGCCTGTTTGTGGACGTGCTGGATGGCGGAAGTTTTCAACTAGCTCAGGGAACAAAAACACGCATGTGTGAGATTCAGCGTGTTGCCAGGCGTTTACTTTCCAACAATTGGTCTCCGGCAAGGTTTGTTGCAGATTTGATTTGGGAAGCAGTGCCAGCAGTTGACAGACCACCAAGGTAGCGTGAATTAGGATTGCTCAGCACGGAGGTGCGTGATGGACCCGATCAAGCGGCAGAAGATTGCCGAACGGCTGCGCGATACCCAAGACACCATCCTTGGCATCGCAAAAATGCTGCACGTTGGCCGCGACACAGTCAGGCGCGTTTGCCGCGAAGACGGTATCCGACCCTTGAAAGTGCCAAAGCCGAGAATCGTAAAGAGGCAGCATCCCGTGACGGAATTACGATTCAAGCAATGCGCGCCGAAGCGATGCGCCAATGGGCACTTGACCTACCTAGAGCCTTGCCCCACTTGCACGATCTTGGAAATAAAATCCAGGTCACTTTGCAAATCGGACTAGATTTTTCTTTTTGATCTGCTTTGATGGTGGTCGTTCACCGCACGCATGGCCGGGACAGCACACGCTCTTGCAACCATGAAGGCTGCCCCCGGCCCGTGCGGGGTGCACTGGGAATCAAAGCATGGAAAATCTTACAGCGACCGAATCTGCCGGATTGCTTGGCTTACTGACAATCTTGGCAACACAGTACGGACCAGCGATTTTAGCCATCGGACGGAGGATTTTCTCGCAGAACAAGGAAATCTCGGACGCGCAGTGTACGGCGGCTTGCAACACTATCTGGCACCGACTGTCGAAGAACACGCGAACGGCCGTATGGACTGACCTGGAACCGGGCCGAACAGTGGAGGGCGACCAATGAAACGCCACCTCCTCGCAACTGCCGCTATCGCGTGTGTCGGTGCCATCCTGGTCGGCAGCCGATACGATCTGAGTACCACGGCCGCGAAGCCGGACACCGCCGCCCCCGTTTCGGCCAAAGCCCCCGCCCCCGTGCCAATTGGCACAATCCCCGTTGGGCAGATTGCCCAGCTTACGTTCCCGGACCTGACCGCCGACGTGGCCCGCAAGTCGCACTTAGGCTACTACCCGCGTCCCACGGGCTCGATATCCTTTCCCGCCGTCGGGCTCGATGGCAATGTCGCCGTGTTCTTTTCGTCGCCGACGGCCGCGAAGGTGCTGGTCTGGATCGACTCGCCAAGCGATGGTGGCAAGGTTCAGCACGCCGAAATGGAAGTCACGGTTGGGACACCGGAACCGACACCTACGCCCGATCCGGTCCCGCCTCCGCCGGACCCCGTACCCGTCGCCCAAAAAATTCAGATTGTGGTGATTGAAGAAAGCGCAGATTCCACGTCCGGCCTCGCTCGAATCCGCAATAGCAAGGCGATCAGCGATTGGGCCGACGCGGGTGGACACCGTGTGTTCTTCGTTGACATCGACTCAGCGAAGGCGGCGGGCGGCACATGGGCAACGTGGGCCACAAGAGCCGCAGGAAAGCCCCTGCCCTACGCCTTCATTTCGCCTGTAGCGGGCGGCGACACACTCAAGGAGACCGAGGCACCGGCAACGCCGGACGCATTTCTGGCGCTCGCTAAGCGGTATGGCGGCGAAGGAACCGGATGCCCGAACGGGACGTGCCCGACACGAAAGGCGGTGCCACAATGAGCGAACGACGAACCGGCCTGTTGCCTTCGCATCCCGATACGCTCAAACGCCTGCGCGATGATGGGGTGATTTGTTACGCCTCTGACCACCCGCTTTTGAAGGCTGCGAAGTTCGATCCCGATGCCATAACGGAGGCGGTGGACTGCCGACACCAATTCACAATCGAGGATCAAAACGGCACCAATATGTGCGTCGGCGGTTCCGGCGCGATGGCCCTCGGCGGCGCGTACGCCAAAGAGGGTTTCGACGTGCGGTTCTGCCCGTCGGCCGTCTACGCTCCAATCTGTGGCGGGCGCGACCAGGGCGCGAACATGGCCGACTGCTTTGAGGCCCTCCAAAAGTACGGCGCGTGGCTCGCGGGTTTCGAGGGCATCGACCAATTCGATTGGCGATCTGGATACCGAACGAAGTTCTGGAATAGTTCCACCTCCGTCTACGCCATCGAGGCGGCCAAGTACCGAATCCGTGAGGGTGTGTTCTGTGAGACGCTCGAAGAGTGGCTCGCAGGAATCCAGCAGGGCGGCTGGGCTGGACAGTTTGGCATTGGTGCCCTCGGGCGATCTTTTCCGTCGAACCTCGTGCTGCCGTTCGGTGGAAGCCTCGCGGCATTCGACGGCACGGGCATCAATCACGCGCAAGCTTGCACCGGCGGTCTGCGGAAGCATCCGACCGAAGGCCACGTCGAGGTTCAAGGCGCGAATCCGTGGGGGGAAGGCTGGGGCGACGGCGGATTCTACTGGTGCGATCCGTTCGATTGGCTATCGCCAGATAGCCATCGCGGACAGGAATTGTGGCTCGTGCGGGCCACGACGATACCAGAGGTATCCCCATGAGCGAAAAACTAGGCCGACCGATCCCCGACGCGATGAGCCAAGTGGAGCAAGCGGCGTTCGACGCCCAGCAAGCCATCGCCGAAGTGCGAGAGACCCACGCAGCGTTTTTGCGGAACGGGCTCGACGTGACTGCCGAGTTCGATGGGCCGATTGCAATGGTTGTCAAAAAGCTGAAATTGCACATGAAACTAGCAGCGGCCCAAGCCGCAGAAACCGAGGTTCCCAGTGAGTAAGATCGAGGCGACAAAACTGAACGCACGTTTTTTGAGCGCAACGACGCAGACCGTCGAGGCCAATCTGGACAAGATGACGCGGGCGCAGCGCCGCCGATACGAGCGAGTTGCGAAGCTCGACACTCGCCGCAAGAACCGAGTGTGGGCATCGTGGCAGGAACGCGCGGCCGACGCCTACGAACAAGAGACCGGCAAGAAGGTCGGCACGTTCGGAGACGGTCAGTTTTTGCAATGGCTGATCGACAATTTCGACAAGTGGTTCCCGATCTTGCTCAAGATTCTCGCCCTGTTTGGCCTGTAAACCCACCTAACCCAAGGAGTGTTTCAATGAAGTCCTGTTATGCAATCGTGTTTCTGATTCTCGCTGTGTCGTTGTTCGCGGCCAACTGCCACGCGAAGCCGTCCCAGTGTGCCAATTGCGTTTGCCCGCTGTCCGCTCTGTCCGCGCCGACGTTTCGCACTCTGACCATCGAGGTTCCCGCCGTTGCGGCTGTGGCTCCGGAAGCCAAACCGGCCGCCGTTGCCGCAGATGGCAAGCGTCTTGCGGGTAAGGTGGTTGCGGCTCCCGTGCGTGTCGTCCAGGCGACCCGCGAGCGCGAGCATAAGCCCGTCGTGCGAGCGGTCCAGGCGGTCAAGGAGCGGGAGAGGAAGCCCGTTGTCCGTGCGGTACGTTTTGTCTTGAAGCGAGGAAGATAGGAAGCCAGGACCACCCCGCGCATGGAGGCGCGGGCCTGGTTTTTTTCGAGGGGAGAGCACCATGACCGCATACGTTGCCCTGCGAATCGCGTTTTATTTGGTCATCGTCGGCATCGTGTGCCTGACGGTCAACGAGTGTTTGGTATCGTTTTACGAGCGGAGGGGCAGGCGATGACAGGATTCAAGCTGATTGCACTCGGATACGTTGCGTCTGGCTCGATGGCTTTATTTGGCCAAATACCCGAGGTTGCAACCGCGTTTGGCCCGTGGGTCCAGTACGGAGCCCTCGGCCTGCTCGGCATCGCGGTTCTTGGGCAACTGTACATCATCATCATCAACCAGCGTGACTTTGCGGCACGGATGGACGGCTGGGAAAAGCTGAGGCACGAAGATAGCGCAACCACAAACGAAACGCTTTCTCGCCTCCGCGAGAACTGCGCGAAGACGACGCCGAAGGGGTAAGGCATGGGCAATACATACACCTCCAAGAAGATTGGTAACTGGTCTCGCACGAGCGAGAACGAGGACTCTCCGTGGTACGATGCTGGCGACCAATCGGGATGGGCCGCATGTCCCGGAAATGGAGACCTTGTCATATTCGATCACGCAGTACATGCCGATGTATCTGCCATTATTGGCACGTCGCCCACCGACCAGACTACGATGGCTGACGTGACGAATCCCGAAGCTGCCCAAATGAAGTAGGAACCACCAGATGGCAACGCTAGCAATCAACGCAGACAATGCGGCTCTTGTGTGGGGTGGCGCGTGGGATCGCGGCTTTAAATGGTCGCTCAACACCGAGTGCATGATCTGCCAGGGACTCTACAGCCAGATTGCGTTTACGGCTACGGGTACGGCGTTGACGATCAATTATGATGTTGCTGGCACGGTGGTGCTCAAGGCATCGGTTGACGGCGGGGCCGAGGCCACGTTGACCAATGGATCGGTTAATGAATTCACGTCCGTGACGGTGTTCACAGGGCTGGATGACGTAGCCCACACCGTTGTGATTCGCGTTACAGGCGCGACTGTTGCAAATCTCTTCCTCGCCTTCACTAACGTGCTGACCGTGACCGGCGCGGCACCGGCGTTCGCGGCCCCCACTGGAACTGGACCGGTGTATCCCGCGTCCGCATTGCGTGGTCTAGGCGGCGTTGACGGCCTGTGGTGCTATCAACAGAACCCGATTTTTTCGCCTGGATACAGCTATCCGGCGATTTTGGCGACATCGAGCGTCTCGGTATGGCCATGCACGGATTCTCAAGTCAGGTTTCGGTCGAATGCGACGAGTCTAAAGTTGTTTCTGTATCGGCCCGCAACTGGCGCTGGATCAATTAAGGTTTTTCAAGACGGGACAGCCGTTGGCGGTGTCCTTGCATGTCCTACGGTGGGTGGCGCTGATATGAATTGGTGGGAGTTCGTAGCCGGACTCGATGGAGCATATCACAATTACACCGTTGTTGTGGTTGGCAACGTGGGATGTTATTTAGTTAACATCATGACGGTTGGAGGCGTGATTGATTTTGCCACGACATACCCTCGTAATCGTGGAGCGATTGGCGGTATTGGCGATTCGATCACAGTCGGCACTAGCGGAACCAGTGGCGATTCAACGCTGAGCTTCCTGTACAAATTGGCAGTGGCTAAAAACCGCCCATCCTACAATGGTGGCGTTGGCTCGGCGTATCTATGCTCGGGGATTGTTGGCCAGGTCGGCACGTCAATGCGATATACAGATATTACGCACGGGAGTCCGACCACTACGTTTGATTTCGTGGTTTGCCTCATCGGAGTGAATGACATAGCTCTCTCCTCTAACCCGCCGCCAACAACGGGGTTTCAGGCGTGTTATCAGAACATGCTGCAAGGTATCCGGCGCAACGTTGGGCCGAGTTGCAAGATTTTGGCGCTGGGAATCCTTGATACCTCCAACGCGAAAGCCGGTCCGCTGCGAGACACGTACAACGGTCTGATTTCCGCTGCGGTCACGGCGATGTCGGACGCGAATACGTCCTACGTGGATACTGATGACTGGATAACTCCGGCAACAGACTGTACCGATGGGATACATCCAACGAGTGCAGGCTACGACAAGATCGTGACCGAACTATCGCCGCTCATCACAACGTGGCAGGCGGATACCGACCCCGGAAAGGCCAATGTAGCGACTGGAAATGATTACGTTTTCGGCGGTGTGTCGCAGACAGCCGCATACCCGACGACGGCGACAAGCAAAGCAGAGCAACTCCAAGACGACAAGGATGCCATCACGGCGGGCAAGGCCGACATTCTCGACACGCGAACCATTTTGACGATTCAAGGCACCTACGACCTAGCAGCTGAACAGGCGGCGCAATTCGCGGCTGGGCAGGCCGATCAACTGGCAACGGATCAGGCGGCGGTCGAAGCGGTCGCAGGATCAATCTACGATGGCGTGACGAACTTACTCGGCACCGTTGATGGCACACTGACCGCCGCATCGATTGCCGCGGAAGTGTGGGCCTATGAAAACAGGACAGTGACGGCATGAGCATTCAAACCGAAATTGCTGCCGCCGTATGGGCCGCCGAAACGCGGACGCTTGCTAGTGGGTCTCCTGGCGAGCCCGCAACTCCACAAGGATGGATTGCGAAGGGCATATGGGAGGCGGCGACTCGCACACTGACGGGCGGGCCCCAAACGGGCTTGCTTCTGCATTGGCTCTGCGAAGATAAGGCCGATACCACCGTGTCCGACGCTTCGGGCTACGGCAATACGGGCACGGCGAGCGTCAACACGTCTACGCTCTTGGCGACAGGCAAGGTCGGACTTGGATTCAATTTCACGGGGACACAGTACGCACTCCGCGCAGCGTTTGCCGCCTTGTCGAAGGATTCGAGTTGGACGGTCGCGTTTTGGTTCAAGTCATCGAGCAACAGCACCACGCGAACGCTGTTTGCCAATACCATTTCGGCAACGGACCTAATGGTGATTCGCTACGTGAGTACCAGTCTTCGCGTCGGCGTCTACAACGGCACGGCGTACACGTCGAAGTCAGGTACGGCGGCAATCAACGTGTGGCATCACGTGGCCGCAGTATGGAGTGGATCGGCCTGGACCCTGTACCTGGATGGCGTTGTCCAAACTGGAACCACGTCGCCAACATCGGCCAGTACCACGGCGGGATTTGGACTGGGGTCCAGTTCGGTTGGCGGCACGCCTGCAATTGCTGTAATGGATGACGTTCGAGTCTACGATTCGGCGCTGACGGCCAGCCAGGTCCGGGCGATTCGAGCGAGTAACAACGGAACTGTGCTAGGCACACCGTGGGCGGCAGCGAGAAGAAGGAGAGCGGCATGAACATTCAAGTGGGCTTGGCCCAGACGATTGCAAGCAACATCGTCCTCGACACGGCGGGCGCACCCTATACCGGCGCACTTGCCTACACCGATTTCAAGATTTCCAAGGCAGGCGGCGCGTCGGCGGCTCCTAACGCGAGCATGACGGCCACGCACAACGCTCAAGGTTCGTTCGCCCTTGCCCTAACGGCGGCCGATACCGGCACCACCGGTACGATGGAAATCATGCTGGACAAAGCCGACTACATGATGGCACCGATCCGCCTGGATGTCGTCTCTGCGGCGTCCGTGGCAGAGGCGGATAGCGTCAAGATTCTCCGCGCCATCTTGGGCGGCGTCACGGCGATCACCGACAACGGCGATGGCACGTCCACTATCGCGTACAAGGACACGGACGGCCTGACAACCTTGATCTCCGTGACCTGCTCGAACACGGTCAAAGGAAGCAGGACAGCGAGCGTGGAGGGATAGCCTTGAGGAGGGCTCAAAATGCGATGCGACGAATGCAGATTTTACGAAGGTGAACATTGCCACAGGTATCCACCTACGGCGTGCGACAGTTACGCCCAGTCCTCCACGATGGGGACACAGAACATGGGGCAGTGTTTCCAGTGGCCTACGACGGCACCTGGAGATTGGTGCGGAGAGTTCGCGGCAAAGGAGGAGTGCGACCAAGAACGTGGAATGTCGGCAAAGGAACAAGATGCTCTGAAACGCGCAAAGCAGAAGGTATGGCTAAAAAAGCACGGTTACAACTACGGAGTGTATCCGAGTAGGGTGCTTCAGTTGCTTTCTAGTGGGGTTGCGAGCAATGTCGTAATGCACTTATGGTGCGGGCGTGGTAAGAAATTCCGAGAGCGATACCAGAGAATGGTAAAAGACTACGAAGCTGACCCAATCATATAGAGGGGCTGAATACTCCAATGGCCAGACCAAAGAAACCAATCGATCGTGAGATCGTTCGTAAGCTGGCACGCATCCAGTGTACACACGAAGAAATTGCTGCCTTTGTTGGGTGTAATCGGTCCACGATCGAGAGGCGTTTTGCACGGACAATTTCCAGAGCTAGAGAGGGTGGCAAATGCAGCCTTCGGAGAGCACAGTGGAAGGCAGCCAAAGCGGGCAATTCAACGATGCTCAAGTGGCTAGGGATGGCGTGGCTCGGCCAGTCGGACCGGCAGGACGTAACCACGCGGTCCGACAGCACGAAGCCTGTCCGCATCGAGATTCAAGGAGACTGGTATGGCAACGCGAACCGTCTATCTGCCGCAGGCGCTGCCGCATCAATTACCGGTCTTGTTGTCACCGGCACGGCAGAAGCTGGTGGTCTGCGGCCGGCGCTGGGGCAAAACGGGCACGGGTCTAATGGCAACGGTCATGGGGCACGGCCCTCATCGAACGGCAATGGCAGGAGCCATTGACGGAGCGACGATCTGGTGGGTGGCGCCGACGTTCACCATCGCGAGCATCATCTGGCGGCAACTCAAACGAGCAACGAAGGACGCATGGACAGAGAAGAGCGAGACGGAGCATCGGATCGACCTGCCGGGCAGTGGATCAATCAAGGTCTGTTCGGCCGACAACCCGGACAGCCTGCGTGGTGAGGGCCTCGACGGTCTTGTCATCGACGAGGCGGCGTTCTTGGATAAGGAGGCATGGACGGCCAGCCTACGACCGGCGCTGTCCGACAAGCAGGGGTGGTGCATGAAGCTGACCACCCCTAATGGTTACAACTGGATCAAGGAGGAGTTCGACGCGGCGCCGGGCCGCACGGACTGGGAGGCGTGGCAGCGGCCATCGAGCGACAACCCGCTGATTGGCGCGGAGGAGCTACGCGAGGCGGAACTGGACATGGGACCGCGGGCCTTTGCCCAGGAACACCTTGCTCAGTTCTGCGACACAGCCAACGCGGAGTTCCCTGGCGAGTATTTCAGGGAATCCATATGGTTCGATGAGTGGCCGCCACTGGATAGCTTCGCGTTTCGCGTGATGACGCTCGACCCTTCCAAGGGAAAGACAGATAGATCAGACTACTCTGCCTTTATACTCGCGGGGGTCGCGCGCAATGGAGCCATTTTTATGGATGCGGATCTCTCACGAAGGGACGTGCGGCAGATCGTCCGGGATGGAATCGAACTGGCCCGGGGGTTCGATCCGCACGCCGTCGGCGTGGAGAGCAACCAGTTTCAAGAAGTGCTGGCCGATAACTTCGCCGAGGCGGCCCGGGAGTCGGGGTACATGCTGCCGATCCACTGTTTCGACAACCGACTTAACAAGGTTACGCGCATCAGGGCGACACTGACGCCGTTCCTAAGTCGCGGCGAGATTCGAGTCAGGCGGTCGCGTGGCGGGCGGTTGTTGGTCCAGCAGTTACGGGACTTCCCTTGCGGCGACCACGATGACGGGCCGGACGCCGCCGAGATGGCGATCCGGCTACTGAAGCAGTTGTACATCCAGGGCGGTCAGGATCCGGCCGTCGAAGAAATTGGGTTCGAGCCTATATTTTCACCTTGACTTGGCTTTTGGAGTTGCTAGGTTAGTATGCACATACGGGGGCCGTGCGACTTGTCGCCGGCCACTGACGGCTGAATCCGGTTAGCTCCCGGAGAGAAGCCCCAACCTTCGCTGCCCGTTGAGGGGGTCGCGCGAGAAGTCGCACGACCCCCTTTCTTTTTTGGGCAGCATGAGTCGAAAACGCAAACCGCTGACGCGATCCTCCACGCCTGGACGAGTACTCGTCGAGGCGTTCGGCGACCTTGTCGACCCGCAGGAGTTCCTGCGGGATGAGCCGGGCTCGGTCTACACGGGCCTGTACTCAGACCGCGAGGGCGGGCGGAACGGCGTGACGATCCGCAACGAGCAAGACCTAACCCTGATCCGCGGCGCCGCCCGGGCGATCTGCGACGTGTCGGTCCATGCCAAGTGCGCGCTGAACAACCTGGCCAACTACTGCATCAGCGGCGGGATCGCCTACGACGTGCGGGACCGGACGGACGGGCCTCGACCGGCGGACTACCGAAAGACCGACGTGGCGAAGGCGGCGCACAGCATCGTAGCCGAGTTCCTCGAACGGACCGGCTGGGGCTCGGCGTCGAAACGAAAGCGGATCCTCAAGCGAAAGCACCGGGACGGCGAGCTATTCGCACGGCTGACCGCTCAGGGCGGCGTCTGCGACGTGCGGATCCTGGAACCGGCTCTCATTACCCAGCCGATCAGCACGGCCGAGGAATGGCTGTTTGGCATCCAGACCGATCCGGACGACGTCGAGTCGATCCTCCAGTACCACGTTCAGTGGTCGCCGCAGTCAACGGACGACGTGCCGCCGGAGCGAATGTGCCACTGGAGGGTGAACGTCGACGACAACGTGAAACGCGGTCTGTCGGACTTCTACCCGGTCGAGTTGTACCTGTCGCGTGCGTCAAAGCTCCTCCGCAACACGGCGGGCGGGGCTGCTGTGCTCGCGGCCATTGCGGCGATCATCGAGCACCCGGTCGGGACGACCCAAGGGGCCGTCGAGAGCTTCCGCGCTGGCAGCAACTATAACCAGCGAACGGAGGGCACGCCCAAAGGCGGCCGGCAACAGTACCTCCAGAAATACAACGAGGCGTCGTTCGTTCATGTTCCGCAGGGCCAGAAGTACGCGGGCAGCCCGCTCGGTACGGCGGGGGTCGGCGAGGCGATGGTCGTCATCGAGCAGGCGGTTCTCCGCGCCGTGGCGTGCAACTGGTCGATGCCCGAGTACATGATCTCTGGCGATGCCTCGAACAACAACTATGCGAGCATCCTAGAGGCGGGCACGCCGTTCACCCTGTTCGTCGAGTCGATCCAAGCGGACATCGCGGACGAGGATCGGGAGTTACTTTGGAAGGTGCTCAGAATCGCCTACGACGCGGGGCGGCTCAAGGGCTTCGGCTCGTGGGAAGAGACCAAGGCCGCGCTGGAAATCAACATCGAAGCGCCGCAGGTGACGAAGGGCACGAAGCCCGAAGAGACAAACCGGCGCAAGACCCTGCGGGATGAGGGTGTGCTGAGCGTTCGCACGTGGGCGGCTCAGGAGGGGCTGGATTACGAACAGGAGACGGCGAACGGGGCGGCGCGGGTCGTTGAGCAACCTTCGGATTCGGCTGTTCCTCAGAACCGCTTGGCCGAGGCCGTCGCGACGTTATGGGGGCGGTATCCAGGTGACAACAAAAACCGAGGAGGTGCGTAATGAATTTCCCCGCTTTGATTTCCCGATTGGAGTCGATCGAGAAGGCGAATCGCCCAAACGGAGGCGAGTGGTCCACTGAGTGGAACAAGTGCATCGGCGACCTCCTGGAAGAAATGGACAGGAGTCACCGGGGCGACGAACTGGCCGTTTTAATTCGAGCCGTGCGAGCGCTATGGATTGAACGTGATGCCTGACCTAACCAACAGAACCGAACGCGAGCGCCAACTGGCTACCGCTCTGCTCTTGCTGTTCGAACGGCACGGGCGAGCGATCCAGGCGGTGTGGCCGCGTGCGCCTGATTGGAAAGGCATGGAGCGAGACACGCACGCGGCCCTCGCGGCCGTGCTCGCGGGCACGTTCACTGAGGCGGCGAGTGGTATGCACGGCGCGCCCGACGCTCGGCGCTGGGGGCAGGCATGGGCTGACGGCTATGCGTCCGTACTTGCCGGCGAGATTGTAGCGACAACCCGCGAGGACGTGGCCAGCGTGTCCGGTACGTCGCCGGCGGAGGAAGCTGCGGCACTCGCCGCCGTCATCGCCGCGCTGGCCATGCGGGCTGAGAACATCGCCGTCACCGAGACGACCCGGGCGATCACGTCCGGGGAACGAATCGCCGTCGAGCAATACGAGATGAGCACGGGCACGCGATTTCGCCCGATCTGGCAGACCGAACTGGATGCTCGAACGTGCGACGTGTGCCGCCCGCTCGACGGGACGGGCGAAGAGGTCTTCGGCCGCGTGGCCCCGACCGGCCCGCCCGTTCATCCGCGCTGCCGCTGTTACCTCGAATGGGAGGTAATCGCAGCATGAAGTTCCTAACCGCGATCATGTTTGAATTCACCCCGAAATGCAACCTCGGATCATCACACCCGTGGTGTCCGCACAACGCGGACCGATGGGCGGGCAAGGACACCACGCGCAGCCTGGACGATTCGAGCATCCTTGACCTGGCCGTCAAGTTCACTGAGGAGCATGGATTCCGGGGCGTGTTCGGCTGGCACTACTACAACGAGCCGCTATTCGAGGCGGGCCGCTTGTTCGATCTGGTCCGCCTGATTCACCGCCGGGTTCCCTCGGCGCGGTTCGTCCTCTGGTCGAATGGCTCGTTGATGCGGCCGTACATGGCAGGACCGCTCAAGCTGTTCGAGCAGGTCATCGTGAGCGATTACGACAAGCGCGGCGAGGAACTGAAAGCCATCTGCCCGCACGTCGAGCTTGTTTACCCGTCGCCCGACGCGCGGATCGACGATCACGAGGAGCCGTGGCCCGGCCAGTCGACCAGGCCGTGCCCTCGCCCGTTCACCGAGTTCTGCATCGACTATCACGGCTACGCCCATGTGTGCTGCCACGACTGGCGAGGGAAGAGCAGCCCGGGCAACGTGCTGACCGACCCATTGCACGAGGTTGTCGACCGTTGGCAGAGGATGCGGGACAGGATTATCACGTCCACTGTGATGGGTGATATGCCCGTCGCGTGTCGATGCTGCGGCGTGCGCGACCCGTTGCTGCAAACGTGGGATGAAAACATCGCGTCGGAGTGCATCACGTATTCGAGGGAAGTTTACGACCGATTGGTAGGAGTCTGATTATGCCTGAAAAAGACTGGGGTGCCGTCGTCCCGCTCTGGGAGATTTGCTCCCCCAAGTCTCTGAGCTTCGACGCGGAGAACGGCGTCATTAAGGGTGTGCGCATCCTCGGGCGGCAATCGCTCAACGGGCGCGAGTACACGCCGGAGGCGATCACCAAGGCCATCGGGCTCTATGAAGGCCGGCCGGTCAACCTCGATCATCCCGACCGTTCGCGCCCGACCTCCGAGCGTTCCGTTAAAGACCGTTTCGGCTGGTTGGTCAATGTCCACCAGGCGAACGACGGCCTGGAGGGCGACCTGCACTACCTCAAGAGCCATCCGCAATCGGCGCAGATTGTCGAAGCCGCTCAGCGCAACCCAGCCATGATTGGCCTTTCGCACAACGCCGACGGGCGCACGACGCGCCGCAACGGCAAGACCCTCGTGGAAGAAATCATTGGGGTTCGTTCGGTTGACTTAGTCGCCGACCCCGCAACAACCAAATCCCTTTTTGAGTCAATGGAGCAAAACATGCCCGACATGCTGCCGCCGGACGTACCGGCACCCGAACCCGCCGCCCCGAACATGACCGACGTTATTCTGTCCAAGGTCCGCGAGATCCTCGATGGCGAAGGCGACTCGGCCACGAAAGCCAAGTCCATCGGGACGTTCGTCAAGGAGATTCTCAAAGTGGAGGAGAAGATGGACGCGAAGCCGGAGGAAAAGCCCGCGGAAGGCGACAAGCCGGAAGACAAGCCGACTGCCGAGAGCGTCGATCAACTCAAGGCGACGGTCGGAGCGTACCGCCTGCTTGAAGCGGCGAACGTCGAAGCGCTCGAGGTTCGCGTGAAGGCCGTTGCGGCCTCGCCCGAGGCGGACCGTCAAGCGCTCATCGAATCGTGGCCGAAGCGAACGGCCGGAGAGAAGGCCCGCAGTACGGGCCCGATCACCGAGAGCACGACCGGCGACTGGAAGCCACCGGCGAACGCGAAGGAAGTCGCAGCGCGGCTGCGAAAGCGATAACCACCCCCACCGGGCAACCGGGACACAAAGACGCGAGGAGACACGTCGATGGTACACCCAGAATCCAGACTACCGGAAATCTTTCTAGGGCAACCGCTCTACGGCCGTGAGGTCGATTGCGGCGCGGCGACGGCCGCGACCGTGGGCGGGAGCGCCGGGAAACTGACTTACAGCTACGCACGGTACGGCGGAAGCAGTCTGCCGCACGTGTTCAACATGCTGTGGACCGGGGCTCTGTCCAACCCGCAGTTCAAGTATTTCGCCATGTTGCACGGCGACATCGAGCCGGAGACCGGCTGGCTCGACGTGCTCTACGACGAGATGAAGCGGACCGGCGCCACGGTTGTGTCCGTCAGCAACGCGATCAAGGACGATAAGGGCGTGACGTCGACGGCGGTCGGCAGTCCGACGGACCTGTACGATTACCGTCGGATCACGACCACCGAACAACTGCGGCTCCCGCAAACGTTCGGCGTCGAAGAGGTTGCCGCATCCGGCATCTGGTCGCCGGACCGCACGGACGGCAAATGCCTGCTGGTCAATACCGGCTGCTGGATTGCGGACCTGACGTGGCCGCACTGGAAAACCACGGACGAGAACGGATTCTTGAAGTTCAACTTCGAGCAATTCCACCGCGTCCAGATATGGCCGGACGGGCATTTCAATTGTGAGTTCGCGCCGGAAGATTGGCTGATGTCCCGCTACGTCCACAACAACGGCGGCAAGGTCGTTGCGACGCGGGCCGTCAAAACGATCCACGTCGGTACGAGGGTCTTCCCCAACTACATCGCGTGGGGGCCTGAGACTGACGAAGAAATCGACCGTTTCCGCGATCAGAAACGCGCGGCGTTCGCGCCGCAACAAGAGGCACCCAATGCAGCCTGACGTACACGAGCATGGATACTGGCAGGGAGCGGAGCGGCTCCCGCATCGACACGATGCGGAGTTCGCGCAGGCTCTCTGCACGTTCCTTGCCGGTCAGACCGTTGTCGACTTCGGCTGCGGGCTCGGCGATTACGTCAAGGCGTTTCGTGCATCAGGCATCGACGCCGACGGCTACGACGGCAACCCGCAGACGGGCATCCTGACGGATGGCGTTTGTCGGGTGCTCGACATCACAGCACCCGTCGACCTCAACCGGCAGTGGGACTGGGTCACGTGTTTGGAAGTCATGGAGCATATTCCGGCCGAGTACGAGGCGGCGGCGCTCGATTGCCTCGACCGGCATTGCCGCAAGGGGATCGTTTTGAGTTGGGCCGTGCCCGGTCAGGGCGGTCTCGGTCATTTCAACATGCAGCCGGAAAGCTACGTCCTCGAGCGCGTGACGGCGCTCGGGTATCGGGTAAACAAACAGGCAAGCGACTCGCTACGAGAGGCGGCATCGCTTAGCTGGTTCAGAAACAACACTCTCGTTTTTGAAAAGGAGATTGGAGAATGCGTACACTGAACTCGCCCGCATTTCTGGTGAACCAGGAATTGCAATACGGGCAGTGGTGGGATTTCACCGCCAAGCAGGATCGGCAGACGTTCACCGGCTGGGTCACGGCCGGAGCAAACGCCGGTGACGACACGGTGGCGACGCCGATCTTCCTGACAGGCGCTCGCGCCATCAGGATCACAGACGCTTTCGCTGCCATAAGCGTCAACAGCGGCGGTATCGACGCGAACAACACCAGTGCGTGGGCTCTGGCCTCGTTGGCTGGAACTGCCATTGCCACCAAGACGCACACGGCCGACGTGGTTGTGGCGACCAGCTACAACATGGGAGCCATCGCGTCCGGCTACCTCGCAGCGAACACGGGCGTCACGCTGGCGATCACCAACGGGACCACCGCCGACCTGAACTCGTCCGTGGTTGCCGTTACGATCGGCTACGTTCCGGCCGATTCGTTCATGGACGGGCTCAAGATCGTTGCCCCCGACGGCGGTAGCGTCACCGTGTCCGACGGAGCCAAGGGCATCCTGACGATCACCCCGTCCGACGCATCGGCCGGCGACAACGACGAGATCTACCTCTGCACCGACACGGAGGTGGTTAAGTACGCGGCCGGGAAGTCGTTCATGGGCGAGGCGAACATTCAGTTCACCAGCGCCAGCACGACCAACGTCTGCTTCGGATTCACAGACGGCGTGGCGGCCGACCTGTTGGTCGACGAAGGTGCGGGTCCGAAGGCGGGCGGCGACTACGTCTTGATCTGGACGAAGGACGGCGGCACGCAGTGGTATTGCGGAGTGAACAGCAACGCCACGGAAACGCCGACCGCGTTTACGCTCGGCAGCCCGTTGGTCACGGCCGGCAGTTCCAGCTATCAGAAGCTGACAGTCGCGTGCGAGTGTCTGTCCAGCACGCGAGCCAAGGCGACGTTCAAGGTGGACGGCGTGTGCATCGGCGAGGTGGATTTCGTCTACTCTTCGGCGACCGAGATGCAGATGGTCTTGGGTGCCAAGAACGGAACCACGTCGGCCGTGTCGCTGTTGTCCGATTACATCGGCTACGAGTCTGTCCGATAGTGCGAAAAAAAGAGCCGCCCTACTCGACGCCAATCGAGCAAGGGCGGCCGACATACCACGGGCAAGCGTGCCCAATGGACTGCCTCACAACGGCCATTGTAGCACGCGAGCCCCTTACCAATCAATCAGTAAGGGAGAAGCGAGAATGGCAGGAAAACTGAACCGCAAAGAACTGCGGCAGATGGTCCAGAACATGAAGCCCGGCGAGGTCGTCTCGACCTTGACCGAAGCTCTGGAATCCAAGGAGATTCGCCCCGATGAGTTCTCCATCAGAGAGCTTTTCGAGGAAACCGTGCCCGACGGCAAGGAGGCCGTCGAGACGTTCAACCCGTCCGCCGGCGGTTGCGTCCAGATCATGGAGGCCGTGGACAGTTCGCTGTTCAAGGCGATCAGCGGGCAGATCATCTACACGGCGATGTTGGAGGCGTACCAGTCGCCTCAATTCATCGGCGACAAGCTGGCCAGGAACATCTCGACCAAGTTCGACGGCGAGCGCATCGCCGGGATCACCGCGATCGGCGACGTGGCTGAATCGGTGAACGAAGGCCGAGAGTACCCGCGAGCGGGCGTGAGCGGGACGTTCGTCGAAACGCCGCAGACGACCAAACGCGGCATGATCGTCGAAGTCACCAAGGAGGCGGTGTTCTTCGACAAGACGGGCCAGGTCTTGGACAACGCCAACAAGGTCGGCGAGTGGCTCGGCGTCAATAAGGAAAAGCGGATCATTGACGCTGCTCTCGGCGTGACGTCGCTGTGGAACCCCGAGGGCAAGGGTGCGCTGAGCACCTACAGCAACTCGACCGGGCTGCACAGCTTCGACAACCTGAGCAACGCGGGCGCTCTGGCCGACTGGACGGACATCGACGGCGCTCTGCAACTGTTCGATGCGATCACGGACCCGTTCACGGGCGAGCCGATCATCATCGAAGCGAATCAGTTGCTCATCGCTAAGGCGTACGCGCCGGTGGCCCGGTACGTTCTGAACGCGACCCAGATCAAGAGCGACCCGAACGCCAACGCGGGCACGGCGCAGTACGTCCAGTACTTCCCGCCGAGCACGGTCATCCCAGGCACGTTCGAGATTCTCACGAACCAGTGGGTCACGGCCCGCATGACCGCCGGAAGCGTCAACACGCAGACGTGGTACTTGGGCCAGTTCCACAAGGCTTTCGCCTACATGGAAAACTGGCCGTTGACCGTCGTGCAGGACGCAGGCGGAGAGCGGACGTTCACGGCGGACATCGTTGCTCGCTACAAGGCGAGCGAGCGAGGCACCGTGGCCGCTCTCGATCCTCGGTATGCGGTGCTGACCGCCCCGTCGTAGTGCCCTTTGTGTCCCGGTGCTCGGGCCGTCGATCGTTTTCCTCGGCGGTCGGCGGCCCGGCCCGGTTCACTTTCTTTTTGGAGTTTCGATCATGGCCTATTCCGACGCGACCGTTCTTGAAAAGCTCCAAGCCCGCAGGGACGCGATCCTTGACGAGCTTGCGGCGATGACATCAGCGTCGGCCGGCGGGAAGCCGGACAGTACGCAAGGCGGCATCGGGCACGTGGCCTACAAGAAGAGTCTGTACGAAGAGTTGGACATGATTACCGGAAGACTGGCCGGGATGAGTCAAGAGCCGTTCGAGGGTGTTGTGGAGGGCT